GATACTGACTCAATCTCGGGAACCGCTTTCTCCGCCATAACCATTGCGTAGCTAGAGCGCCCCATCTCATCTTCCATGCGCTGATACGCTTGGGTGCGGTCAATCTTTACTGTTCCAGACTTAATAGCGCCGGAGCCAAAAATGCAGGCCTCAAGGATGGCCTCCTTCATTTTCTGCTCGGTATTCTCTTCGACAAGCTGGTCTTCGATGTCCTTCTGCATCTCCTCAGAAGCCATCATTGCAAGACGCTCTTCTTGCTCTTTAAGTCCTTCCTCAATCCGCTGTTCGTTCTCAGCGAGAACCTGACGGATGACCTCCTCTGGCTGGCCCTGCCCAAGCTCTATGATGTTTTTAACCAACATCTGTTGCATCTCTTGCCGCTTCAGCGGGTTGATGCTGGGGCGAGGCGTAGGCTTTATGCCAAAAAATGCGTCACTACTCTGGAACAACAGGTCAACAAGCCTGCTGTATGCGGCCATAACTTTGGTTCGGGTAAGACCAACAAAGACTTTGCTCCGCGAGCCAGATGCTTCGCTCAAGCGGGCAAGGGTGTCAGGGTCATATTGCCCAGAGAACTGACGCAGATCCTTGATCCACTCATCTTCAGTTTCTCTTCGAGCGTCTTTGTACTCGGTAAACAGACCTCTTAGTCTGGCCCCGAGAGATTGAAGTTCGATATCTTGAGTGCCGTCAGGATTCTCAACATCAAATCCGACGCCCTCTTGTGAGAGTTCGTCCATTACCAGCCCGCCACGGTATCAACAGTTTTGAAGCGCCTTGCGACCGGAAAACTCTTGGGTCGCGGCATAGAAGCCAATCCATGGAGGGCAATGGCAAACGCCATCACACGATCATCATAACAGCCGTTTTGCGCATTGGTAGTCCCTTTTTCATCAATGACATAGGTGCGAAGTTCTTTGATTAACTCAAGGTCAGCAATGCCTGAATCACGTTGCCGAAGTAGTGCGGCAAGGTTGTCGATGATTAATGGCTTGGTCTTACTCGTTGTCAGGAAACCACCGCGCTTCGTCATGCGGTCTCCATAAGCACCGTCAACTGAGCTTTCAACAAACAGCGACGGGTAGTTCAATTCTTGTAGGCGACGGAGCGTGGTCAGCCCGTGGTTGTTTCTTTCGACAATGACATAGGCCGTGTTGTACCGCTTCGCGATCATGGCCACGGTATTGCCCCACTCCCACGGGTCGATGTGCCCGTGATAGCAAGCAACCTGCCTGCCGCGTGAGTCGAGCACTTGCGCTACAGAGTAGTCCCCGTAGGCCAAGCCCTCTGCCACATCCACCCCAATGACGTAGGAATCGTCTGGGTTGGGCGCATACCACTCCCGATATGGGCCAGAACTGCGCTCTGACATGCCATCACTGCGGAACTCCCCAATGAAATCAGCGGAGTAGCACTCCCTTTCTGCGTCTGCGAGCACGTCATCTTCGACAAAACAGCGGCCCGAAGTGAGGAAAGCCTCTACCGCAGTAGACGGATACTCCTGCTTGAACAGGTCATGCCCGCCCAATTCGTCCATTTTGTTGCGGCGGAACTGGAGTTGCTCATCATCCAGCCCGTACTTAGCCGCCATTTGCTCCTCATCTTTGGTGCGTTCAAAGTACGGACGCACCTTGGCGCGGTACTCGGACATGGCAAACCACGGGACGAAGCAAGTAATCCAGTCGGTCTCGCCACGAAGAGACTTCATGACTTGGTCGTAGAACCAGCCACCAGCACCGTTCGCGGTAGATTCGAGGATCACCTCACTGCCGTTGCCGCCTACCGTCTGTAGTAGGCCGGCTACGATGTCCGCGCCCTGCGGGTAGAAGGCGACCTCCGAGCCATGGACAAAGCGGTTAGTCTGTCCTCGCCCTGTCTGAGTTGATCGTGCCGTACCCACTCGGTAGCGCGAGTTGATCTCGTCGAAGACAAGGGTGGCGGCACTCTGACTACTGAGCTTCGGCTTGAAAGCCTCGTGAGGAACACCGTCGTAGAACGAGCGCACCATGTTAAAGATCGCATTAGTAGACTCCGCAAGGTGCGAAAGAACGAACGCATTGGCGTTGCGTGTCTGTGTAATCTTCCAGAAGAATCGACCTTCCACATACGTTGAGATCCCTACCTGTCGGGCCTTGAGGATCAGGGCGCGTATCTTTCCCTGCTCCTTGAGTTGCTGTTCCAGTTGCTGATGAACCATCTTCTGGCCATCGTTGAGGCGGAACGGAACTTGCTCGCCCTCCTTGTTGATGACCTTGAGAATGTTCTTGGCGTACACAGGGAAGTCGGATTTAAAAACCCGCGCCGCCTCCATTAACTGATCGTCATTCACCCTCTATCCCCTCAATAATTTGCTTGCACCACCACAGCAAGTCAGCGTCTTCCCCCGAGTGACGCATAAGATTTACCCTGTAGCAGACCAGTCTGACGTTGCCCTTCTCGTAGCCTTTGCTCTGGTCGAGCCTGTCTACTGATGCGTTTAGCCCCGTGGAATCTCGCATCCGGCGGGGGTAGTAAGTCATGTGCATCCCCGTAACGGCGCACTTACCCTGTTGCGAATCCCACATCGCCCGCAGATCTTCCTTGGTGATGCTGACGTCTACCTTGCGGGCCTTATTGTTCAGCCGACTAAATAGATAGGCCTCTGGACTCGCAGACTTGTAAGTCTCCTGTTTCGCTCTGTGACAGGGACTGCAAACACGCTTTCTGTAGTAACCCCGTCCGTGGAGGGGAAACTCATCTATAGGCTTTTCAATGCCGCAAGTGGCGCATTGACGATTTTTAGCCGCCATTGGTTCCCCCCAGTGGCTTCATGGAACGCCTCGATCCCTTTTCGGGATTCTGCTACGGCGATTCGATCTCCCATTAGCGACGTGCCAACCCCTATGCACCCTTCGATTTCTTCGGGGAAGTTCGCGACATGGAAGAGAATGTGTGACCGGCCCTTTACGTTTTCGACCTCATAGCACCAGTCAAACTTGGGGGAGCGCTTCCAGACCATGGAATACTCCCCTTCAGGGATGCAGGACAGGAATGGAGCGTTATCCAGCCATGGGCGCTCCACCGTATAGAACAAGCTCAGTTTGTGATTCGGAACTTGCATGAGTCCCAACGTACCCTCGGGGTGGTACGCAAAGCGCTTCAACGTAATCATGTACAGCCCTTAGTTACAGGTGATGCTTTGAGATCCGTCTGCGGCGGTAGTAGCCGAGCAGGTAACCATCGTGTCTAAGATGCTTTGCAGTGAGGACTGGTACTGCGTCCACACGTTGCTGTACAAGTCGTTGTTGTCAGCATCCATCGTGGTAAGCGCGTCAAAGCCCGCAGTGCCTAGATTGATGAAGCCGGTGAATCCAGCCGCCCCAAGATCAGTGAGGTTATTCATGCCGGTTACGCCAAGCTGGGTAGTGCTGTTCAAGCCCACCGTGGCAATCGCGGTGTTCGCATCGAAGCCAGCCGTGCCTAGATCAACCGCCCCATCGATACCGGCTGTACCCAAGGTAACCATGCCGTCAACGAACGGGGTGTAGTCAATGTTGCCCATCGCCTCATAACCAGCCGACGCGGTGTCAACGAATGAACCGTAGAGCGCCTGCTGAGTTGTGGCGTCCGCAGAAATGCGGGCCAGATCCACATCGGCGTTGTACCGAGCCATAGTTTTCGCGGAGTCAGCCTGCATCCACATCATGCCCAAGCTGGTAACCGGAGTGGCCAGAATGGATGCCCACTGCAATGCTTGAGACTGCTGGGGCATTGGAGCGACATTCTGGGTCTGGGTCAGGGCCAAAGCCATCACCGCCGCACTTGCCGCCTGCCCATCTCCGGATGACGCGATAGCTGACAAGGCATCAAACTTGGCCTTGCTCGCCATGGCATTAGCTTCAGCCGTCTTTTGTACCGCCGCGTAATACTCTGAGTTCGTGGATGCGCACCCAGTTACCGCCAATACCGCAAGAATTAACCCTAGTTTTTTCATGGTTTTCCCCTAGTTTCTATAGAAGCCCCCTAGAAAGGCGCAGGACAAACGATGTTTCGGGGAGAGGGAAGCCCAAGGGGAGGGCCTTATCGTCGTCTCTGGAGCCTTCTAGGGGGCAATATGAATCCAACCTAACCACTGATTGGCGTTTTGTATAGCTAAACTCCATTTAGAATGCAGATTCGGCTACATACGAGCCAAGAATAAAGAACGTGACCAAGGCGGCTGGGATCATTAGCGAGACAATGACCGCCAAAACGATGATGTCTTCAAACTTTTTCACTTGGTTGACTTCGCGCCCTTGCACTTCCAGCGCTTCCGCGACAGGTTATTTGGGGTGTTCGGATCGTTCTGTTTCTTCTTGGATAGGCGCTTTTTGATCCCAAGACTGCGAGCGCAGTAGCTATCTCCCTTCTTTGTGCCCGCCCGTACCCGTGAGCCGCCGTCTTTTGCCTTCCCAGCCTGCCCGTAGGAGACCTTTTTGCCGCTGGAAGTGACTTTTACCTTGGCTTTTCCCTTTCTTGGCTTTGTCATTTGTATATCTCCGTACTTGCCGACCCCAGCACGAACCATGCGGGAGTCTTATCTGGCTTTTTGCAGGAAAACTGCCTACTTTCAGACCGTTAGCCCGACCCCAGCACAGAAGTCCCGCAAGATTGCGGGGGTTTTGCGGGGATCTGCTGGCACTTCGTGGTATCTCATGGGCATATACCTGTATTTTTGGGGTGGGTACTCTCAGAAAGACCGCCCCCCCTCTAAAGTTGCTCCCCCCCCTGCCTATAGGGGGTTGTCAAAATCTCGTTGTAGAGACTGGCTAGTCCCCCATGGAACCGTGATAGTCGACCGCCCCCGAACCTTCCATCTGCTACCCCCCCTACCCCGACCATGTGGCACAACATTGGTAGTGTTGCGGTCTTTTTCGCTAAGCCTTTGAATCAAATGGCAAAACATTGGGCGGCAAATCTTCTTCAGGCTCCAAATCAGCAAAGAATCCGCTCGAAACGGTCTCTATCTGCTGTTTTTCTGGGGCAAAAGCGCCGATTACCTTGCCAATCAACTCAAGGGATCGAACGCGGGCGGCGTCACTGTTCTCGGCGTCGAGCGCTTCGACCTCAAGGCGAGCCATCAGCCAATCGTGTTTATCCACCGCTTTCACCATCAATTGCCGTTTGTGAGCCTCAATAGCCGCTTTGACGTCTACATGAGTCAACAGCCTCGAACCCTGCTGTTTCGGGTGTGAATAGCCTGCCGCTTCAGCCGCTTTCGTAGCGTTGCCATGCTCAACAAACTCAGCAACGAACTTGGACTGTCGCCAGTTCAGATTCTTCTCATTACCACTGGGGGATTCGGTATCCATTCCTACTGTGATCCTCTACTCAATGAACAGGGACTGGCGGTTGTGTTGTTCGGGTTTTTTCCGCGACCAAAAATTTTTACTTGAACCACTGGCCGGCGAGGGCAATCAGACCCGCGAAAACGATCCAGCCGAGTCGTTCCCAAATCAGTGCTGAACCGGATTGCTTTTGAACCTGTTCAACTAGGTCACGGTG